GAGTACTTCAATCAGACCACGCTGCTGTTGCATGGTAATGGTTCGCAGGGTGCTAACAATGTAAGCAACCCTGGGCCTCCAGCGTATGTAGCATTTGAGGATGGCTCAGATAACGACTTCCCCATCACGGTCAATGGCGATGCTTACGGCACACCGTTTAGCCCGTATAACACAAGCTGGTCAAATTATTTTGATGGAGCTTCAGATTATCTTACTGCGGCTGATAGTGCCGAACTAGAGTTTTCTGGTGACTTTACTGTGGAAGGTTTTTTTTACTACACAGGTACAGCGACAAACTTAAATCCTGCGGTTGTTCGGGTTCAAGCAACAGGGGCCGTGTGTCGTTTCGACTTAAACAATGGGTCAACCTTTCTTAATGTTGCAGGTGTAACAACAAACCCAACCGCATCCAGAACAACCTTTACTGGGGTTACGGTTACTCCTAACTCTTGGGTACACATTGCTTGGGTACGCAGTTCTAATGTAATTAAGGCGTATATCAATGGAGTGGCATCAGCAACAACTCTAAGTAACTCAGTGACAACTGAGCGTCTGCGTCAAATCGGAACAGGCTCAGGACTTGCAAATGGGTTTTTGGGGTATATCTCATCGTTTCGGATGGTTGACTCTGCCGTTTATACATCCGATTTCACGCCGCCAACGGCTTATTTAACTGCAATCTCTGGCACTTCTTTACTCACTTGTCAGTCAAATAGGTTTGTAGATAATAGTGCCAACAACCTTGCATTAACAGTTACAGGAACACCAGCAGTCCAATCCTTCAGCCCCTTTGCCGAGACTGACACCACAACAGGGTCGGGGTATTTTGATGGGACGGGGGATTACTTTGTGGTTGGTGGCAGTGGAACTTCGGCTCAGTTAGGTACTGGTGACTTTTGTGCAGAGGCATGGTTTTACTCTGGAAGCACAGGAATTCAACAATATGTTTTTAATAACTTTACTGGTGCTGGAAGCGGTGATACCCAATGGGCAATGAATGATACTTCCACAGGATTTCGATTTCAGGGGTGGAATACTGTTTTTCTTACTGGTGCGACGAGACCACCAAGAAACCAATGGAATCACGCAGTAGTATGCAGGGAAAGCGGTAGAACTTCATTATTTATAAATGGTGTGCGTGAGGCCACAAGCACATCTACTTTCAATTTAACAGCACCAACAAACGAGATTAGAGTAGGAGCGCACACGACAGGCACATCGCCATTCAACGGGTACATTTCGCAAACACGGCTTGTTAAGGGTGATTCCGTTTATGATCCAGCACAAACGACATTGACTGTACCAACCTCACCGGCAACCTCAGACGCAAACACAGAGTTACTTACCTGTCAGTACCGTGGAACAGTACGCAATGTCGGCTTCATTGACTCCAGCCCCAACAAGTTTTTAATCACCCGTAACGGCAGTACCACTCAAGGCACATTCAGTCCGTTCTCTTCTGAAGATGGAAAGTGGTCAAATTATTTTCCAGCGGGTACTGATTATCTAACCACGACTACAACAAATACAGGTATAGCCGGTGAGTTCACAATAGAATTCTGGATGTATTTGACTAGCAGTACTGGTACTGACTTTGTTGTGCTTTGGAACAATTCAAGATGGATTCAATTTGCAAATGGCGCTTTGTATGCGACACTTGCAGGCTTTAGTGGGCTTGATATTGGCGGTCTAAACAAAAATGAATGGGTTCATATTTGCATAACCCGTGACGCAAGTAACAATACCTATGCTTTTAAAAACGGTGAGTTAAAAGGTACTAGCACCAGTACGCTAACATTTTTTAATAGTACATTCCGAATCGGTCAATACAGCAATACAACAAGAACCTTTGCTGGGTATCTGTCAAATATGCGTGTAGTCGATGGAGACTGTTTGCATACTACTACCTTCACCCCGTCAACAACTCCACTAGAAGCAATATCTGGAACAGTACTACTAGCTTGTCAAGGCAATCGTTTTGTTGATGCCAGCGGGACACACACTATCGCAACTACTGGGGTTCCATCAGTTCAACCCTTCAGCCCCTTTGCTCCATCTGCGGCTTATTCTGCGAGTACTAACGGCGGGAGTGGGTATTTTGATGGGACGGGAGATTATCTCAGCATTGCGAATAATGCCGCTTTTAATTTAGGAACAAACGACTTCTGCATAGACGGTTGGTTTTACCCAACATCAACTAATGCTACTCAACTTGTATTCAACAAGTGGGGGACGGTAAGTGATGCCCAGTCTATGTTTCAAATCGGCAGACTTTCATCTGTGTTCTGGTCTCAGTTACGAACAACGGGTGGCTACATAAATTTCACAACAAGCACTTGGATACTCAATGCTTGGAATTATTTTGTAGTAGTTAGGGATGGAAGCACTATTTCTGCCTACTTGAACGGTGTTCGCTTTGGGACAGATACAAGCAACCCAACGTTAAATACTGGTACAGAAACAATGACCATCGGCAGTAAACAGGCGCAAGATTATTTTGCGGGGTATATCTCTGGATGCCGTATTGTCAATGGGTCTCCCGTATATGATCCAACGCAGACAACACTCACAATTCCAACTGCGCCTTCAACTGCCATTACTGATACGCAATTCATAACCAGCTTCACCAACGCTGGCATATTCGACAACACAGGCAAGAACAATCTTGAGACAGTCGGCAATGCTCAGGTGGATACCTCGGTGGTCAAGTACGGTACAGGTAGTATGAAATTCGATGGGACTGGGGACTGGCTTGTTTGTTCAAACTTAGAGCTATCAAAACTGGGTAGCTCTGATTTCACTATAGAAGCATGGGCTAATTTCACCACTTTAAGTGCCATTCATTGCATTGTCGGACAGACTGCCGGTTCTCAAACAGTCAATCAATTTATGTTAACTGCATACGCCTCTGGTTTAATGCGGTTCTGGCTTTATCGATCTGGAACATACACAACATTAGATAGCCCTACAGGAGCCGTTACGACTGGCACTTGGTATCACATTGCCGTTGTAAGAAACGGCTCAACATTCACAATGTATATTGATGGCACCTCAGTAGGAACATTGACAGAATCCGCACCACTTACTACGCCAACAGGTCTAATGACGGTAGGTGCAGCATCTACTGGCGGTCTGTACCCAATGATTGGTTATGTTGATGACCTTCGTATAACGAGAGAGGCCCGATACACTTCTAATTTTACCGTGCCTGACGCTCCTTTCCCAGATCAATAAGGAATTAAATTATGCAAATCTATTTTCAAGGTCGAGTAGACCACTACAAGAAAATCTTTCCCAGCACTAGCTTTCCACCTTCGGGGCCAAGTGATGCCTTCTTAACTTCCAAGGGTGCTATCAAGGTCAGTGCCTTTAGAGAACATGACCGTGCTACCCAGAAGCTAGTCCCATGCGATCCTGTGGTTGAGAATGGCTGGGCCTACATTGTCAAGGTAGAGAGCAAGACGGAAGAAGAGATTGCTGCCGATGTTGCTGCTAAAGCTGCACAGGTTCGTGCAACCAGGGACGCTTTATTGACTGCTTGTGACTGGACACAGCTTGCTGATTCGCCACTGACCGATGAAAAGAAAGCTGAGTGGGCAACATACCGACAGGCATTGCGTGATCTGCCTGACGCTGAAGGCTGGCCTAATGTGGATCTACCTAATGACCCTGATTACATTGCACCTGAAGGAGTGTAAGTAGATGGAAGAGTTAGAGCGTATCACTCGACTTGAAGCACAGCATGCCGAAATGATGCGTTTGCTACAAGAGACAAGGCAAGACATGAAAGAGATGCATGAAGACATCCATGAGCTAAAAGAATCCTTAACCAAATGGAAGGGGATTAGTGCAGGTATTGCTATTACAGTATCCATGGTATGGACAGCTTTTATAGGGTTGTACGCTTTATTGACAGGTAAATAAATGATTGCCGAGTTGATGGCTGTCAATGCAGCATATGCTGTGATCAAAGAGACAGTCCAACACTCCGGTGAGATTATGTCAGCAGCAAGTCATATTGCTGACTTCTTTAAGAATAAAACACAGATACAAGAAAAGCTTGCAGATAAAAGGCAACAAGGTAAAGAGACATCTGACTTAGAAGAGTTCTTTGCACTAGAAGAAATAAAACAAAAAGAACAAGAACTTAAAGAACTAATGATCTACTGTGGTAGACCTGGGTTGTGGGATGACTGGTTAAAGTTCCAGGTTGAAGCTAGGCACAGAAGAGAAGAGGCAGAACGGGAACGGATTGCCGAGGAGTTAGCTAAGAAAAAGAAGTTTGCTAACAAAGTACAAACCTTATTACTTAGTTTTTGGTTATCTGTACTAGGAGCTTTGATTGGATTTATTATCTGGTTTGTGGTATACTTAAAGGATTTTAAATGATTACATTGTTGTCTACGCTTATAAGTTTTCTTGCAGGTGGTTTGCCTAAGATATTAGACTTCTTTCAAGACAGGTCTGATAAGGCACAGGAGATTGAAATACTTCGATTGCAGATGGAGCGAGAGCTTCAGATGGCAAACCTAGGTTTTCAGGTACAAGAACGTATTGCTGAGATTCAAGCGGAGCAAACATATGTTGAAGCACAGGCACGTACTGCACAATCTCTATACAAGCATGACATTGAGATTGGAAAGGGAGCGAGTCTATGGGTCATTAACCTCCGTGCTTCAGTACGCCCTGTTATTACCTATTGTATGTTTGGCATGCTTGCCTTTATTAATATATTTGGTTGTTATTATGCAGTTGAGCAAGGTGTACCGTTTGCTGAGGCCTTGAACCTGCTGTGGGATGAAGAAACTCAAATCTTATTTGCTTCAATTATTTCATTCTGGTTCGGAAGCCAAGCCTTTGGAAGAAGGTGATAAGCCGGTAACAGGCATAAGTAAAGAATGCCTGTACATGATTAAGCACCATGAGGGGGTCAGGAACAAGCCATATCAAGACCCTATCGGCTTGTGGACGGTTGGTGTGGGTCACCTCATAGGCGATGGCAAGAGCCTGCCAGAGGAGTGGAATAGGGTCTTTACGGACGAAGAGGTAAATGACTTACTTAAGAAAGATCTTAGACGTTTTGAGGCGGGGGTATTTCGACTATGTCCTGTGGGTCTTACTCAGCCTCGCTTTGATGCACTCGTTTCATTCAGTTTTAATGTTGGGTTAGGTAACTTACAAAGATCCACCTTAAGGCAGAAACATAATCGGGAAGATTACGAAGGTGCAGCCAAGGAGTTTTTAAAATGGGCTCGTGCTGGAGGTAGGGTATTACCGGGACTAGTCCGTAGGCGTAAAGATGAAAGTATTTTATATCAGAGTTAACTATGGCAAAAAAAATATTCACAGATAAACAACGAGAGATCATTGCCCGTAGGCTTGGGTATGACGGACCTATGTCGGAGTTCGACAAGTTTGTCCGGTCAGATCCTGCTATGGAGCAGAAGGTACGACAACTTGCCGTAAAGATTATGGCTCGTGGCGGCGTTGTACAAAAGTTTGCTTCAGGTGGAACCCCTATTGGGTTCTTTCCTGGTGCTACCCCTGACATTTACAGGTCTATGGGTAATGAAGCAATGGCACAGAAGCTAGAGATTGCTTTAGCTGCTCCATCTACCCCTACGCCCACCCTTCAAGCTGGTCCCACCAATGTTGGTCCTGCTGCACCGGCATCAACGACTGTTGGGTCAACGCCCAGCGGTGTTCCTATCACTGCCAGTCCAACGGTTTATGCAAGCGGTCCTTCTTCTGACGGCGGTCCAGCACCAGCAGCTAAATCAGCAACCGCTACAAGCACAGCTAATATTACCCTTGATCAATTGTATGATTCTATTTTAGGTAGAAAACCGGATGCCGAGGGTGAAAAATTTTATACACAAAAGTATGGCTCAACAATTGACCCATCTGAGGTGGCAGATTTTGTTAGCGGTATTGGTCCTGGTGAATCTGTAACCAAAGAACAGGCAGCACAAAAGGCACAAGACATTATCACCCAGATGAACCAGATTGCAACAACCTCTGGTGGTGGCGGCGGTGCACAAACAACTACGACTCAAACACAAACGAGTGCACCAGCTGGTGGTCCACCCCCTGCTTCTGTGCTTGGATTTAGTTTAGTGGGTTATTCACCCGGCGTACCTGGGGCATGGCAGTCTACTCTTAAAAGAGAGATTGGTTCTTCTGCTTATGTCCCTGGCAACAATGCTGCTGCACAAGGTGCTTCCGCTAAGGTGGGCGGCATACAGATGGTACCGGGTGGGCCTGGATGGGACGAGCAAAGTAAAGACCCTGCTATTGTAGCTAAAAGGGACGAAATACTTAAAACGCAGATTGCCCCGAATGACCCCGGTGTTCGTGCTTACTTATGGGAAACTGGACAGTGGGATGAAACAGCACAGAATGCCTATGCAAAACAAGTTGAAGAGGATGCTAAGTACGAGGCAGTAAGACAGGCTGTTGTTGCCGGTACAGTAGACCCTAATGATGCACAGGCTATTGTCGAAGGCAAACTTCAAATGCCCACAGATGTCAAAGTAAAAGCTGACACACTGTCCAAAAATGTTCTTGACGGAACTGCTTCTATAAGCACTATTAAACCTAGTTCTAACCTACCTACAACTGCTGTTCGTACTCCTACTACTGATATTGCAGGTGTGTCTGGTCAAACGGCTTATGCAACAGCGCCAACAGAAAAACCTACCTTTGCCCCTGCTACTATGGATGTGGCTAAGATAGGTACCGCTGGCACTGAACAATTATTGTCTACCGAAGGTAGGGACGTAGCTGCTACAACTGTCACAGACACAACAAAAGCTGCAGCACCTGACGCAGCAACTGCGGCTACGGCTGTAGGCAAAACATCTGAAATCTCTGCAGTGACTACAGAAGATAAGGTAAAGACTGCTGGTGCTAACGCCATAACAGGAACTTTATCAGAGTCAGCTAAAGCTGCAGCAGCAGAGGAAACCCCTTCAGAGACAGCACTTAAGGATCTTGAGGAGGCTAAACTCAGTGCTCCTCGTGAGGTAGCTGGTGTACCTGAACGTACCCTTACTGCCGGTGAATTAGTCTCAGGATCGGCTGTTAATCAGGCACAGATAGATGCTGCTGTCAACAAAGCAGAGGCTGCTACCGCTGCTGTAAAGCCTGAGATGACTGTACAAGGCCAGCTTGATAAGTTGCTGGTTGACTTTGATTCAGGTAATCCACCGGCATGGGCTGCTTCTTCCATGCGTAATGCCAATGCTGTGTTAGCGGCAAGAGGTCTTGGTGCTTCTAGCCTAGCCGGTCAAGCCATTATTCAAGCTACCCTGGAAGCTGCTGTACCTATTGCTGCCCAGGATGCACAGACTGTTGCTAACTTAGAACTACAAAACCTTAGTAACCGACAGCAGATTGCTGTGCTTGTTGCCCAACAAAGGGCTGCATTCTTGGGCCAAGAGTTTGATCAAGCATTCCAGACTCGTGTTACTAATGCGGCTCGTATTGCTGACATTGCTAACCTTAACTTTAGTGCAGAGCAACAGATTGCACTTGAGAATGCAAGGCTTGCTCAGTCGGTTGACTTGGCTAACCTTAGCAATGAGCAGGCAGTTATCATGGCTCGTGCTGCTCAGGTTGCTAATCTAGAGTCTGCCAATCTTAATAATAGGCAACAGGCTGCATTACAAAATGCTCAGGCTTTCTTACAGCTTGATATAACCAATCTTAACAACCGACAGCAGACTGCCTTGTTTAATGCAGAGAAAAACATTCAGGCAATGTTTACGGACGCTGCCGCACAGAATGCTGCCAAGCAATTCAATGCTACCAGTGAGATGCAAGTTAATCAGTTCTATGATTCCTTAGCTGCACAGGTTAGTCAGTTTAATGTGTCACAGAAATCTGCCATTGAACAGTTTAATGCAGGTCAAGAAAATGCTATTGCCCAGTTTAATGCAACAGCACGGAATGCAGTAGAGCAATTTAATGCACAGAACCGATTAATCATTGACCAGTCTAATGCCGAATGGCGTAGGAATATTTCAACCATTGATACTGCAGCACAGAACACTGCTAACCAGTTTAATGCCCAGGCAGAATTGCAGGTAACAATTGCTGAGTTAAATAATACATGGCAGGTTTACCGTGACAATATGGAGTATGCTTTTAACTCTGGTCAGAATGCTCTTGACCGTGAGAATAAACTGGCGTTGCAGGTGCTTGCTAATGAAGCTACAATATTAGCTGCAGATAAAGAGGTTGACTCTGCTATGTGGACTGCCGGTGGTATGTTAACAGCAGTTGTAGCCAAGCCTTTTGTTGAGTCTTGGGCAAAACCTTCAGGCGGTGGCGGTGGTGGCGGTGGAACAAATACTGTGACTTATGGTACCGGTAGCTGGGCTGACACCTTTGGGACAAGTTCTATATCAACGGGCGGTGTAAGTTTCGATGACATAGATTCATATATTGATTATGGTGCTGGTCTTTAATTAAAGAGAAATTAAAACATGAATCGATACATTAAAAAAGTAGAGGCACTTGTAGCCGAAAGAGAACTTAGTAAACCTAAACCAAAAGGCAAGGGTTTACTTGCACCTAAACTAGCGGCTGACAAAGGTAAAGAAGAAAGTCCTAATGACATAGAGCTTGTGACTAATATTGTTTATACCTTGCGCCAACAAAGAAAGCAACTGAATAATGAAAAGACCACCAAACAATCCTGACTCAGAGATGTTTAATCGTGCTATTCCTGGCATGTCGCTGACGACAGAGCCGGGTAATCGTCCATGGGAAAACCCACCCATGTACTCTACTGTTGCCGAAGCAATTGAATACTATAACGAAAGATTGCTGGATAAGAATGTCACTTCTGCTGTAGCTGAAGCATTAGATAAAGGCATTCCTGTTGAGAGTGCCGTACAGCTTATTACTACTTCGAGCACAATGAATGGTGTTCACTCGTTGGATATAGGAATACTTGTAGCCCCGGTTGTTAGAGAGCTTGTAATGTTTGCTGGCGATATACACAAGGTAGATTACGCAATGTCTTTCTCTGATGATGCGGAAGAAGGATTGATTCCCTACCGACTAGCCAAGCAAATTGCAGAAGATATTACTACTACTATTGAAGAGGTGCCACCTGAAGGTGACATGATGGAAGAAGATTCAATGGACATGGAAGCACCTAAAGGAATAATGGCTCGTAGGAGAATTGCATAATGGGACTTGCAGCTAAAGCTTTTTTAACCGGCTTTATGAAAGAAGCCGCAACCAGCATCAAGGAAGAGAATGAACGCCTTGAGAATTATGCACTGACTCGTGCTAATCAACTCATCAAGGAGATGGATGAGTTTGAAGAGGAGAAGAAAAAGTTTGAGTCAGAGTTTGATCAACAGGCTCGTGACCTAACTATGTACATACAACAAGCTAATCCCAACCTTAGCCAGAAAGATGTTCATGCTCGTGTATCAGGCATTATTTATAAAGGCCAGGGTAAGCGTGTTATTTCTATGTTTGAAGCTGCTGATAATAGACTAACAGCACAGATGGCAGACGCATTTAAGCTGGAAGATGAGCAGCTTAAATCTGTTAGTGACGATATTTTAAATGAAATCAAGAAGCAAATGTCAACGGGTATTAAAAAGCCCGGGGGCGGCGTTGGTGTTATGCCAAGCCGTGGTGCTTGGGGGTTACCAGTCCCAGAGTCAGCGTATCGTGGCACCATGGAGCAGGCTGCAAATACCCGTGGTAAGACACTGGATGAATTTGGCGCACAACGACTGCCAAGGCCAGAAGAAATTGACACACCCTTACAAAAAGGTCGTGTGGACCTTAGTGTATTTAAAGGCGAAGAATCCGTTTCAAACATGCAAGACAGGCTTATCAAGACCATCATAGATCCATCTAGCTCCGAAGAAGAAAAAGATTCGGCATCAAAAACACTAGGAGAAATTGGCGGCGCTAGGGCCTTGCTTAAGGCAAAAGAAGAGGGTATTAGTTTTAAAGAATCGGACATTCGGGCAAATCTTCGCAATTATGTAGCCACTATTAAAGAAAGAATGGCTGGGCCGGGCAATACAAAACGTGTTTTAAACCCAGAGACTAACTCAGTAGATATAATATATGGTAAAACTGTTAAGCCAGATGAAATTAGAAGAATTGAATCTGCAGCAGATACTGCGCTTAGTGCTTTTATAGGTCAATACTATTCTGTAAACGGTACAATACCAGAGCCTGTTCGAAGAGTTGCTGCTACTTTTACAGCAAGTCCAATGGCAATAAGAGTTGGTACAGGCGGTGCTGGCAAGGCTGCAGGAGAAGTGCCGCAAACAGGAAAGCCGACTAAGCCTGCAGGCATTTTGCCTTCACCTAAAACCAAGGAGGAGTACGATGCGATACCCTCTGGGACACGTTACATTGACACAGACGGCAAGACAAAAATCAAATCTTAAGGAAACTTAATGGCTTTTGGTATTAACGATAAGGTTGTAGACGATGTAGAAGAGCTACAGCCTACGCCAGTATTTGGCGTAAATGACCAAGTGATAGAGGAGCCTGCTCCGATTGAGCCGGTTAAAACTTTTGGTACCCGAGACAAAGAAGTAAAGGAAGAAACAAGACCGTCATTAAAGGGCGCTACGTCCGAGTCTTTTGAATCGACCTTTGAAATGGAGATGGGCTTAACTGAACAGCCGCAAGAAGTTGTTGAGCTCAAGCCAAAAGAAATACCCAAGACTGCGTTTGAAGACTTAGAGAAAGACAAAAACTTTTTTGTTATTAAAGACTATGCCGAGGCTAGGTTTGGTGAGGAAGGTAAACAAAAAAAGGGAGAGTCTCGCAGTGACTACATCAAGCGATGGATGACTGCCATGCGCCAAACGCAATGGAATACTACGCTTAATGCTGTACCTGAATTGAATTGGTTGTATAACGCAGGTAAAGAGGACGTAGCTAAAGCCGCTAAAGCATGGCAGTTGTACGACACTATACCTGACTGGTATGAGGAAGGCGGTCAGCCTGGAATTAGGCCTTTCTATGAGGCCACTTTGTCTGCAGTATCAGACCCGACAAATTTAGTGTCATTAGGTTTAGGTTCTTTTGCTAGGTATAAAGCTGCTCGTGCTGCTATTGGAGCAGCAATGAATCAAAAAATTAAAGCTGTTGGTGTTGCAGCAAGTGCAGAGGCTGCTATTGGGGCAGCGCAATCTGCAGTGGATCAACAAATTGAAATAGAAACTGACAGAAGAGAAAGTATAAGCGGAACAGAGATAGCCATATCAAGTTCAGTAGGTGCTTTATTTGGTGGGCTAGAGGCTCGTGCTGCCTTCGGTAAAGGCCCAAAGAAAACAACAAAGCAAGACTTAGAAGAGGTTCTTGCAGCTAAAAAACCAATTAAGCCAGATGCAACTGAAACAAAGTTTAATGAGATATGGGACAAAGAACTAGAGCAAACCCTTACAGAGTTTGACAAGTTCGAGGGCAGGCAAACACTTGACAAACTTTCTCCTCCCACTGACATTACTGAAGCCCAGGTAAAAAAGAATCTCAGTTTAAGATCTATTGAAGTGGCTAAGTACATTCTTTTAGCAGACCCTAACTTTAGGGATGCTGCACAACGTGTAGCTAATAAAGAACAAAAGATAAGTGACGCTGTTAAAGATGTCTTTATGACGATTGAGCAGCGCACTAAAGAAGGTGATGTTGACGTACCCAAGATTAATGACACTATTTTTGAGGCTGCACTCGAACGTGCTGGCATTAACTTAAAAGAATTTGCTGAGGCTGCTCGTACCACTGTAGGCGATGGCGCAACAATCATGCAAGGTTACAGTGCCGCCGCTGCAATTATACGCAGGGCAATGGACATTGACCCCGAAGCTAAGAAGCTCATTAATAATTTGTATGGCAGAAGCCAAGAAGTACCTAGCTCGTATGGATGGCTGGGGGATGGTATCCGAAGAATTGAAAGGGAATCGAAAGCCCTCGTAACCAGTGCTATAGGCACAACTATGCGTAACATGATGGGCACGGGAGTGGGTTTAACTTTTGACGCAGCTAAAAATTTACTAGAAAGTTCTACCTTTGCTGTCGGTAAAACAATTAAAGCTGGATATAACATAGCTGTACGTGGCGAAAGCTACCAAAAAGGTGCTATCACTAAGGGTATCAGTGACATTGTCAAGGACAGCTTTAACACACTTACGTATTTAACTAATGCTGGCATCACTGCAGAAGTGACGGATGCTATTCTTAAGCACAATCCTCGCATTCAAAGGCAGATCTTCCATGCCCTGCAAGAAACTGGCACCGAAGAACTGTCTGCTATATCTCGTTTTGCTAGTACGTTTAACGTAGCGCAAGACGTATTGTTTAGACGGGCTATTTTTACAGCAAGCATTGAAAGACAAATGCGCAGGGCAGGCATGGACATGTATGAAATACTTGCCCAGAATAAAAGAATACCAGCAGACGTAATCAAGAATGCTGCAGATCAAGCTTTAATGGGCACGTTCTCTTTCATGCCTAAAAAAGGGCTGGGTAATTATTTTGTAAAAGTATTTGAAGCCCCTGGCATGAGCTTAGTTAATCCCTTCCCACGGTTTATGGTAAATGCCATTTCATTTCAGATGAAATATAACCCTATTGTTGCGGGTGCTCGTATGACATCTGATGCGGCCCAAGCACTATTGCAAAAGAAAAAAGATCCTGCAATGGCAGAGCGCCTTGGTAGAAGGGCTGTTGAAAGAATGAGTGAGGGTGTTGTTGGTGGGGCTGCAATCTTAGCTGCGTATCAGTACCGATCTGAAAATGAAGATCTCAAAGCTTGGGAATTAAAGAATGATGACGGTAGTGTTATTGACACTCGTGCCATATTCCCTGTTGGTCCCTTCCTTATTATGGGAGACTTATTCCATAAGTTAATGAACAATAAGTTTTCAGAAGTAAAGGTTAAAGAATCTCTAGAAACCCTTGCCGGTATGAAGATTCCTGGCGGCACACAGTTTACTTTGCTTGAAAGTCTTCCTGAGTTAGCAGAAGGTGTCCTTGCTGGCTTCCAAGGAAAGGAGGCTGACAAAGCTTTAGCGGCTGCTGGTAGGTTCGTAGGTGACTTTGTTACCCGTTTTATTCAGCCACTACAACCACTCAATGCATTCGTAGAAACTTTCGACAAAGAAATGCAGATAGCTAGAGATCCTAACGTAATTACAAGTGATGATCTTGTAATGGAGTCTGCTATGAATCGGGTCAAGGCAAAATTCCCTATTGAAGCTTTGCCTGAAGATATGGTCGAACCTTTACCAGAGGCAGTGTCGTATTTTAGAGAAGGTCCACCTATCCGTGGCGGCGAATTCTTTAATACTCTTACAGGGCTTCGAGCACAACCCGCTGCGAACAGGCTTGAAAAAGAAGTTAAAGAATTAAACATAGAACCTTATAAATTCTTCCCTAGTTCAGGGCTTAGAACTCTTGACAGAGAGATAATTAAAACTGCATTGCCATATGTAGAACAGCTTGTTTTTGAGCGCATGGACAGAGGGGATTATGATGACATGTCTTTGTATCAAAAACGGGAAGCTTTTACTAACGCAATGCGTCTAGCTATAAAAGATGCTCGTGATGAAGTTATGGGTATGTTTGAAGCAGAACAGCAAAGTGCATATCACAAACTTGTGTACAACCGTTTACCGGCAGACCAACGTAGAATTATTAGTGCTGCTTATGCAAGAGAAAATGATGGCAGGTCTATTGAAGAAGACAAGGCCTACGACAGGCATTATGAATACATTGGCGAAATTGAAATGCTGGAATAAACTAGGGGGCCGAAGCCCCCTTTGTTTTATGCTAGACGTTTGTCTTGATTCTCGAAGTAAGCAGCATTAAATCCTCGCTGCCACTCCTTGCCCTGCACTGTCTCACCATCATAAGGGTTGCCAAGCCAGCCCTTCTTGAAGGCGTACTGCCCCTTCTCAAATTGAATTCTTAAAGGAGCAGTCCTGTCCTTCTTAGGCTGCGAGTTTGTGTTCGGTTGTTGCATCGTTCCATCCCCAGTCAGATCCAGACAGCCCAGCCGCACTGTAGTCTGTCACCACTGCCTCAAAGAAATTGGTATGCCTGGAGCTAGAGAGTATCCATTCCATCCACTCTAGTGGGTTCTCCTTGGCCTTCCAGTTTCCTTTCAGCCCTAGCTGAATCAATCTTCGATCAGCAATATACCGAATATATCCCTTAATATCTTGTGCTGTCAAATCTTTAACTGGCCCCAGTTCAAAGGCAGCATCCACCACTGCATCCTCCAGTGCGACACCATCCCTGAACATCTGATAGATCTCTTTCTTGAAGTCATCGGTCACAACTCGGGGGTGCTCCTTGCAGAACTCCCTGAATAGCTTAACCATCCCCTCACAGTGTAGGGTTTCATCCCGCACTGACCACTCCACAATCTCAC